AACTTTAACGGGTGATAAGTCAGATAACATCGATGGTGTATTGAGGTTGGGAGAAAAGACAGTTTTGAAATTCTTTCCTGAGATAGTTGACACTCCCACTTCTATTGATGATATTTTAACCCACGCTGAAGAATTAGTTAAAGAAGAAACAAAAAACAAAACTCTAAAAAATCTTATTGAAGGTGTAACCAAAAATGGTACATACGGAAAAGAAATTTTAGATGTTAACAAAAGAATCGTAGATTTGTCTAACCCATTAATTAGTGACGAAGGAAAAGAAGAGATAGATTTATATTACCGTGAAGAATTAGACCCTGAAGGTAGGGGGTATAAGAACTTAATAAAGTACATGATGGAAGATGGACTTTTTAAATACCTACCAAAAAAAGACAATGCTTGGGTTGAATTCCTACAACCCTTTATGAAACTTACAAGAAAAGAAAAAAGAAGATTTAATAACAAAAAATAAAATTATGAAAGAGCAAAATGATGTAGTAAAATTAGAATTTCTGTTGATGCTGAATGACAACATTGTGGTACAACGTTATTTTAATGTTAGAGGTTACAACCCAAACGCGAGAAAAAGTTTGGAGATTGTTAAAGCTTTGCATGAAACAATTGACACCATCAAAACCGATTTGACCAACAAATCATGTTTCTATTTGTTGGAAAATTATGAACAAATTTTGATTGATGAGGAGATTCTAAATACCTCAAATACTGATGGTCCTGAGAATTTTTTCATGTCAATTAAGATTGGTGATGAGACAATTTGTCAGTCTGGATGGGATGCAAAACTATACCCACCTAAGGTAAGATACACCGTAGACATACGCCCACACCTAAAAAGTATCTTAAGGAACTTGACTGACATTTTTTCAAGCGAAAATTTAACACACGAGTACATGGGTTATTCCCTAGTTTAATCATATTTATAAAAACTCACACTTTAAATTTAGAGGAATTATGTCAGACGAAAAAAATTTTGGATATCTAGGAAACACATTTCAAATACAACTAATTAACAACATTATATTATATAAAGATTTCGCAAATTCTATCGTTGATGTTCTAGACCCAAAATACTTTGATAATCAATATTTTCGTTTGATTATGCAAATGATTAAGGAGTATTATGTTAAGTACGAACATGCTCCTACATTTGAAACATTAGAACAATTAACCAAAAGTGAGATATCAAGTCCTATGGCCCAAAAAATGGTCCTGGATATGGTCTCACAGGTAAAAGAGGCACCATTTCAGGGTCATCAGTTTGTCCAAGAGAAGTCATTAAAGTTCTGTAAACAACAAGAATTACAGAAGGTTATGGGTAAGGCTCAAAAGATAATTGATAAGGGTGATTTTGAGAGCTACGATAAGCTCGAGGAAATGGTTAGAGAGGCTTTACAAGTAGGAGAATTGAATCAAGGTATAGATGATGTATTCTCAAATTTAGACCAAGTACTACAAGATGATTTTAGACACCCAATACCCATTGGAATACCTGGTATTGATAACTGTTTAAAAGGTGGATTAGCTAAGGGTGAGATTGGTGTTATTTTGGCACCAACAGGTGTTGGTAAAACAACTGTTCTAACCAAAATTGCTAATCACGGATTCAATCTTGGATATAACGTACTTCAGATATTTTTTGAGGATAACCCTAAGATTATTCAAAGAAAACACTTTACACTTTGGACAGGGATTGCCCCTGACAACTTGTCTTTACATAAAGATGAGGTTATGGACAAAGTTAAATCCATTCAAGATACGACACCAAATAAGTTAACATTAAAAAAATTACCTTCTGACACCTTAACTATGAATCAGGTTAAAAACCAAATTCGTAAAATGATTGCTGAAGGTAATAAAATCGATATGGTTGTTTTAGATTATATTGATTGTATTATGCCTGATAAAAACTTAGGTGATGAATGGAAGAGTGAAGGTTCTGTAATGAGAGGATTCGAGGCTATGTGTCATGAACTAGATATTGCTGGTTGGACTGCGACACAAGGTAATCGTTCTTCAATTTCTTCTGATGTTGTTACAACTGACCAAATGGGTGGGTCTATTAAGAAAGCACAAGTTGGGCACGTAATTATTTCAGTGGCAAAATCTCTACAACAAAAAGAGATGAATTTGGCAACTATTGCAATTACAAAGTCTCGTATCGGTAAAGACGGGATTGTATTTGAGAATTGTAAATTTGATAATGAATTACTTCAAATTGATACAGAACAAAGTGTTACATTCTTAGGTTTAGAAGAACAACGCGAAGAAAAGAATAGACTTAGAATTAAGGAACTACTTGATAAACGTAAAAAAGAAAATCAAATATAAAAACATATGGAAATGAATAATAATATAACAATTGAAGACAAAGATGCTCGTTTTGTAATAAAAAGAAGAGGCGAGAAAGTTTTATTTCAGGAAGATAAAATCAAAAAGGCGGTAATAAAAGCTATGGAAAGCATCAATGTTGTTGATGAAGAAATGGCTGAGAAAATTGCAAGATTAACAAGGAAAAGTCTTTTCAGAGATGATAAAGATAAAATCCCACACGTTGATGAAATTCATGAGATGGTTGAAAACAAATTGATGGATAATGGACTTAACGATGTTGCAAGAGAATATATTATTTACCGCTCAACACATCAACCAAATATTTTTACCAAAAGAGTAAATTTAAAACCTTATGAATATCCTGAGTTAGTGGAATATGTGGATGCAATTAGACATTCATATTGGGTACACACTGAGTTTAATTTTACCTCAGATATTCAAGATTTTAAAGTACACTTAACAGGTCCTGAAAGAACTGCAGTTCAAAGGGCGATGTTGGCTATTTCACAAATTGAAATTGCTGTAAAAACATTTTGGGGGGACATCTACAAGAGAATGCCAAAACCTGAAATTGGAAATGTTGGTGCAACATTTGCAGAATCAGAGGTTAGACACGCAGACGCGTATTCAAACCTTATTCAGGTTCTTGGATTGAACAGCGAATTTGAAAGTTTACTTCAAGTTCCTGCAATCAGAAGAAGAATCAAGTATTTGGAAAAATCAATTTCTAGCTCAAAATCTGTAGAAAATAAAGATTACTTCGAATCGGTAGTATTGTTCTCAATGTTTGTGGAAAACGTATCATTGTTTTCACAATTCTTGGTTATTATGTCATTTAACAAACACAAAAACATGTTAAAAGGTATGAGTAATGCGGTTGAGGCGACATCTAAAGAGGAGAATATTCACGCAGAGTTTGGCTTTGATTTAGTTAATTTGATTAAGAAGGAAAACCCATCTTGGTGGACACCTGAATTAGTCGAAGACTTGATTGATGCTACTATGGAGGCATTCAGTGCAGAGTCCGATATTATCGATTGGATTTTTGAAGAAGGAGATTTAGATTTCTTAACTAAATCTCAGACTTTAGAGTTTATTAAACACCGTTTTAATGTATCTTTAAATTCTATTGGCATTGATAGTATTTTCCATGTTGACCAAAAAATATTGGAAACAACTGAGTGGTTTGATGATGAAATTTTAACAACAAAACACACAGACTTTTTCAATAAGAGAAGTATCAATTACAGTAAAAAAAGTAAATCAATAACATTAAATGATTTATTCTAAATATAAGATTAAAATATGAATAATAGAGAAGCTTTTGATTGGATTAATGATGAATCCATCACCTTCCTTCGTAGAGGATATTTGAGCGAAGGAGAAGAACCACTAGATAGAATTAGAACCGTAGCAGACCATGCCGAAAAACTTTTAGGTATTGAAGGGTTTGCCGATAAATTTTACGATTATATGGGTAAAGGATGGTATTCACTATCTTCACCTGTATGGGCTAACTTTGGTAAGAAAAGAGGATTACCCGTAAGTTGTTTTGGTTCAAATATTGGAGACAATATTGAATCAATCCTGTATACTCAGGCTGAAGTTGGTGAAATGAGTAAGATGGGTGGCGGAACCTCAGGTTATTTTGGTAACATTAGAGGTAGAGGTGCCGAAATTACAGATAATGGACATGCACCTGGTTCAGTACACTTTATGAATCTATTTCAAAGTGTTGTAGACAATATATCTCAAGGTTCAACCAGAAGAGGTCGTTTTTCACCGTATCTACCTGTAGAACACCCTGATATTATGGAGTTCTTAGAAATTGGTACTGAGGGTGCTCCGATTCAAGATTTGACACACGCGGTTACTGTTACTGACCAATTCATGGAGGAAATGATTAATGGTGACAAAAAGAAACGTGCGGTATGGGCTAAAGTAATTCAAAGAAGAGGTGAAATTGGATATCCATATATTATGTTCACCGATACTATGAATAAAAAGGCTCCTGAGGTTTATAGAGATAAAGACATGAAGATTTACAATTCAAATCTATGTTCTGAAATCGCACTTCACAATTCTGAAGAAGAGTCTTTTGTTTGTGTACTATCTTCTATGAATGTTCTTCACTATGATGAATGGAAAGATACTGACGCTGTTGAGACTATGGTTTATTTCTTGGATGCGGTTGTTAGCGAATTTATCACAAAGATTGAGGACATTCGTGATAATGGTACAATCGAAGGTAAAAGGGCGTTCTTTTATCTTGAGAAGGCTTACAACTTTGCAAAAAGACAAAGAGCACTTGGATTAGGAGTATTAGGTTGGCACTCATTACTTCAGTCTAAAAATCTTCCATTTGATAGTAGAGAATCAGCAAGACTAAATGTTGAGGTGTTTAAATTAATTAAAGATAAATCATATCAGGCGTCTTCAGAATTGGCTAAAATGTTCGGAGAACCTGAAACTTTGGTTGGTTACGGTCGTAGAAACGTTACACTTAACGCTATTGCTCCAACAACATCGTCAGCATTTATTTTAGGACAAGTATCACAGTCAATTGAACCAATTTGGTCAAACTGTTATGTTAAGGATGTTGCTAAATTGAAAGTTACCATTAAAAATCCAGTACTTCAGAAGTTGTTGGCATCAATGAAAAAAGATAATAAAACAACATGGGATAGTATTAAGAAACATGATGGTTCTGTACAACATTTGGAATTCTTGACAGATGAACAGAAAGAAGTTTTTAGAACATTTGCTGAAATTAATCAGTCATCAATTATCAACATGGCTGCGGTTAGACAAGATTATATTGACCAAGCTCAGTCTTTAAATCTTATGGTTTCACCCGACATGCCAACTAAAGATGTAAACAAACTTCTTATTGACGCATGGCAAATGGGAGTTAAAACGTTGTATTACCAACACTCAATGAATTCCGCTCAAGCATTTGCAAGAAAGAAATTAAATTTGAATGATTTAGTTTGTACTTCATGTGAAGGATAAAAGTTGTTTTTAACAAACAAAAAATATAAAAGAGGACTTTGGTCCTCTTTTTTTTATAAATTACTATACTAATATATTTATGGGTAATGGCAGATGGTTTTACATATGGTGTTAATTTTCCCTTTAGAGATAGTCTTCAGGGTAAGTACTTATCTCTATCACAAACAAGTGTTGAGGAGATAAGAACTGATTTACTGCATTTGATTTTAACAAGAAAAGGAAGTAGATATTATTTACCCGATTTTGGTACAAGAATATATGAGTTCATTTTTGAACCAATGGACGGACCAACATTTGAGGCGATTAAATCAGATATTAGAGACGCGGTTGAAAAATACATACCAAACTTAACTATAAAAGACATTAGTTTAACACCATATTTGGATGACCTAGAAGCTCAAGGTGAATTAAATTACGAAAAGTTAGGAGGTACTGTTTATAAAATTCCTGGAAAAGGAACAGAAGAGTATACCGCTAAGTTAAGAATAGATTATTCAGTTGATGATAAGGCATTTGAGTCAAAAGATTTTATAATTATCAATATTTAATAGTATATGGCAAATAGAAAAATATCCTATACGGAAAGAGATTTTGAAGGACTAAGACAAGACCTCATAAATTATACGAGACAATATTATCCTGAACTCATTGACAACTTCAATGACGCATCTGTATTTTCGGTATTTTTAGATTTGAACGCTGCGATTGGTGATAACCTTCACTACCATATGGATAGAAGTATACAGGAAACTGTGTTACAATATGCACAACAACGTTCTTCTGTTTATAATATTGCTAGAACTTACGGATTAAAAATTCCTGGATATAGACCATCTATATCTATGGTTGATTTTTCCATAACTGTACCCGCTTACGGTGATAAGGAAGATGCTCGATATCTTGGTATTCTAAGAGGGGGTTCCCAAGTTGTTGGTGGAGGTCAAACTTTTGAAAATCCATATGACATAGATTTTGCCTCACCTTATGATGCTAATGGATTCCCTAACAGAATTAAAATTCCAAATTTTGATTCTAATAATAGACTTATTAATTACACAATCACAAAAAGAGAAACGGTTGTTAACGGTATAACAAAAGTATTTAAACAAATTATCAACCCAAATGATGTTGTTCCTTTTTATGAAATATTCTTACCTGAAAGAAATGTTTTAGGTATTACATCTGTTATTCAAAAAGATGGTACAAACTATCAAGCAACACCAACATATGGTGAATTTATAAGTTCACCAAATAAGTGGTATGAAGTTGATGCATTGGCCGAGTCAAAAGTTTTTATTGAAGACCCAACAAAACCTGCAGATTCTACGGGAATTAAAGTGGGTAAATGGTTAGAGACAGAAAATAGATTTATAACAGAATATACTCCAGAAGGATTTTTAAAGATGACATTTGGAGGGGCAACAACAACGGCAAATGAACAACTAATACAATTTGCACAAACTGGAGTTCCAATGAGAATACAAGATTATCAAAATAATATTGGATTAGGTCTTACAGTAAAACCAAACACTACTTTGTTTATTCAGTATAGAATTGGTGGAGGTACATCATCTAATATTGGTGTAAATGCTATTAATCAATTAGGTACTGTGAACTTTTCTGTTAATGGTCCATCAGACAATATTAACCAAACAGTGATTAATTCATTAAATGTGAATAATGTGACGGCAGCCATTGGTGGGGCTAATCAACCAACAACAGAAGAAGTTAGAAACATGGTTAGTTTTAACTTTGCATCACAAAAAAGAGCGGTAACCATCAACGATTACCAATCTTTAATTGATATTATGCCTGGTAAATTTGGAGCACCGGCTAAGGTTAGTATAACTGAAGAGGATAATAAAGTACTGGTTAAAATGTTATCATTCAATGCGGATGGACAATTGACTGAAATTGTTTCTAATACATTAAAAACTAACATTGCTACATATCTCTCTAACTATAGAATGATTAATGATTATGTACAAATTAGTAATGCTCAAGTTATAGATTTAGCATTTGATTTATCTGTGGTATTTGATTCAGTACAAAATCAGGGACAAGTTATAACTGAAATTGTTAATCAAATATCTCAATATATGAGCCCAACAACAAGAGGATTAGGTCAAAATTTGAATGTGTCTGATATTAGACGAATCATTCAAGATGTGTCTGGTGTTATTGCACTTTCAGATATTAAAATATACAACAAGACCGGTGGTGAGTATTCTTCATCACAAACCTCACAACGATATTCTGACGCTGCAACAAAACAAATTGAAATTATTGACGATACTATTTTTGCTGAACCTAGTCAGATTTATCAAGTAAGATTCCCAAACAAAGACATCATGATAAGTGCTAAGTCACTTAAAGGTGTTGCATTTTCTTAATATAAGTTTACATACACCAATTAAGTTTTATTTTTAAAATTGGATAAATAACTATTTATCTTAAAAGTAAAATATGCCAAAATCATACAGAATAAGAACACAACCTGGTGTTGATAAAAACATCAGAGTAGAAATAGCACAAGATTTTGATTTTCTTGAAATATTGTCTTTAAAATTAAGACAAGAAGATGTATATACAAGATTTTGTGCCGACTATGGTGTTGTTGTTGGTAGAGTTATAACTAATGGTGGGTATGGAGTACCAAATGCGAGAGTTTCGGTATTTGTTCCATTAGAAGAAATGGATGAGAATGACCCAATAATCTCTACATTATATCCTTATAAAAATTTAGGACAAAAGAATGAGGATGGATATAGATATAATCTTCTTCCATACGAACAAAGTTATCAAGGACACACACCAACAGGTACATTCCCAACTGAAGATGATGTATTGACAAGACAAGAGGTTTTAGAAATTTATGAAAAGTATTATAAGTTTACTGTAAAAACAAATGAGTCTGGTGACTTTATGATTGTTGGTGTTCCTTTGGGGATACAAAAGGTTGTGATGGATTTAGATTTGTCAGATATGGGATGTTTTTCTTTAAGACCGTCAGATTTGATAAGAATGGGATTGGCTAGTGAAACCCAAGTATCAGGACAAAGTTTCAGGTCATCTACGGATTTATCAACCCTACCTCAGATTATCAATGGTATTAAAGACGTTGATGTTGCATCTTTTTGGGGGCAAGAAGACTTATGTAACATTGGAATAACAAGAGTTGATTTTGATTTAAGAGACTATGGTATTGACCTTAAACCTCATAGTGTGTTTATGGGTTCCATATTTTCTACTGACGATGATGATGCAATAAAAGAAAGTTGTTTAATAAAACCATCTACGGGTAGACTTTGTGATTTAACAGCAGGACCTGGTCAAATTTTGGCAATCAGACAAACTATTAATGTTGAGGAAGATACAGGATATCCAATTCTCGAAGAATACAAATTAGAAAATGGTGGAAACATAATAGACCCTGAGGGTACTTGGTTAATTGAGTTACCTATGAACTTAGATTATGTGGTAACAAATGAATTTGGTGAGCAGGTATTATCAAATGACCCGTCTGTTGGAATTCCTACAAAATCAAAATATAGATTTAAGATAAAATGGCAAAATGAAGGAGGATTAACTAATGAGGTTCAAAGGGCAAATTATTTAGTACCAAATATTAAAGAATATACAGGAACTGATGTTGACACAAATGCCTCTTATGCTTTCTCAGTAGATTGGAATGATTATGGGGATAAAATAATTGGTAGTGATAATTTATCTACTTTAGGTCTGCAAATGGTACAAGAGGCTATAGATTGTAAAGACCGTTTTTATGAATTTAATTATAATAAAGTATATACAATCTCATCACATATAGACCGTTTTAAACATGGATTTGGAGATAGGAGACATTTAGGTATTAAGGCTATTGATGATACATTATGTAAACACACTATAAATAAATTTCCTGTTAATGATGGGGAACAAAATCCTGCAAACATGCTTTCATTGGATTATGGATTAATGTTTCTTAAAATAACTTTTTTACCAATATTAATAGTTATTCATGTTATCTTTTTAATAATTAGTATTTTTATATCCATAATAAATTTAGTTTTATGGCTTGTCAGACTTTTTGGTGGAGATGGTCCTGCTCTTGAACCTATAGCATTACCTAGAATGAATCTACCTATGTTATCATATCCTGATTGTGAAAATTGTAATTGTAGTCAGGAATATAATGTTTCTAGCGGTAGTGAATATACTCTTGGTGCTAATCAGTCAGTATTAGCGAATGTCAATGATAGAGGATATTTTAGTAATTTTACACCTGAAGGTCCATCAGAAGAAACAACTAAAAAGTTAAGGTGGTTATTAGCTGGTAACGAATCAGGTAATTTACAAAGAGTTCCATTTTATGATGAAGGTTCTGGTGATTGGGGGGTTTCTGAAGGACCCACATTAGCACAAAAAATAAACTTAGCCAACCAAAGAAGTCGTTATTTCTCATCAACAAATCCAAATTTGATAAAAACAACGGTTAGAAATACTCATCCTGTGACTAACAATGTGATGTTTTCAGACCCTATGTATGATAATGTAATGATATTATTATGTGACCCTGGTACTTTACAATCTTTTGGTCCTGGTAGTTTAATTACCTTTAGTAATCTTGATAATATAAACGACCCTAATTTAACAGGCGCAACAACAAATCAATTTGGATTTGATTCAATTACGGGGACATCTCTTTCAAATAGTAATGATTTAGTTAATGTCACTCAAACATTTATTGCGGTAAATGGTAATGAACAAACCGCAAATTTAAAAATTCTTTCAAACAAAGGTAATGAACAATCATATCAATTTAAATCAGGTGTTGAGTATTTACAAGTTGTTACGGGTGGTACAGTATCAAATTATGCGGATATTTTATGGAGTACAAGAGCTAATAGTATTTTACATAACTATATAATTAGATATCAACAAAAGATATTTTGGAGAAAAGGTTCATTAAGTAGTCTAAAAGAGGAAGAGTTTTATCCATTAACTAAAATGCCAGATTATCAACAATATGAAATTTTGTTTTTAGTTAGGGGTGTTGACCCATATACCCAAAGGCAAACGATAGAATATGATTTATCTAAATTATTTGGTAAAGTATATGGTGAAGTTAAAGTTCAAGGAAATTATTATTTAAATATACCAATACAAAAAAACAATGGAGGTTCTGAAACATCAGGGTATTTAAGTCCTCAAGGGCATAACATCCCTAATAATACTCAAAATTCTGGTTCTAAATTATTTTTTCCATCATATACTTTCACACCTGATAGTACTAACTTTAAAAGTTTCAAAAGTTTAGAATTAACTAGATATTCTCGTTTAGATAAAACAAGAGTTGGGTTTAAATCTTCACCTGGTGACCAAAAGAATGTCGGTAGCTATACATTCCCTGGTGGTGTTACCTCTAGTTCTGCAAACTTATATATTGGTCAGGGTAGAATAGAAGGTGTTGGATTATTAGGGTTAGATAAAAGAAAAAGAGACGGAGAGGCTAGATTTTTTAGTCCGAGTTATTGGGATGGTAATAATGGTATAATACTAAATGATAGTGGTCGTTTAGTATTTAGAAGTGATAGGTTACCAACATCCGACCAAATGGAATCACATTATGATTCGTATTTCCCATTACATCAAAATCAAAAGTTTGCTATGTATAAAATTAGTGATGTTGGTGCGGTTGCCTACACACCTAACATTCCGGTTGATACTAACAGTACAACAGGTTCTCAGGATTTTACAGGAGAAACTCCAAGTTTTGTTACTACGGTTATTGAATCTTTAAGTTGTACAGGTATGGTTAAGTTAGGTGCGTACGAAGGGTATGGCAGTAGCTTTACTGTAGACCAAAGCGAAAATCTTAATAATTTAGGTGAGCCACACGTAAAAGAGGGATGTTATAAATTAGTTAAAATACCGATTGTTAACCTACTTGATGGTACAGATATTAATTTATGGTTTGAATGGATGGCGAGGTATAGAGTTATGTATGCGGCATGTAATGGTGTGTTTGGGCAAATGTTCCAAAACAATTGGGTAAATGGAACTTTATATATGCCATCATTCAATAAAAGTACAGTATATAAGTTGACTAGTAATGATGTTAGTCACTACACGTATTGTGGTAATCCTGAAAATGTGTTTAGAAGAGGACGAGGACCAATTTATTTTAATACAGATTCTAATAATTTTTATTATAAATCAACAAAGTATGAAAATGGTGCGTTTCAGGGACAAGAAAAAACGGTTTTACCTATTGTGGGTGATTATGGTGGTGTTAATGATAGAAACTTATGGTTCCCAACTACTATTATGGATTTAGGTCCAAGAGATGAGTTTACAAAACAAATTTGTTTTGACCCTAATTTTCAAGGATATTTGGTAGATACCTTAAGGTCAACATCATATAGTGATACGAGTGATTTAACAAACATGTTTATTATATCTCGTTTGGCTAATACAAATTTTTGGGAAAGAGCTTTTGGTCTTGGAGAAGCTTCAATAAACGCAATGTTTAGTAGAAGTGGTGACCGAATTGATGGTGATATTGCACAATTGTGGAGTATAAATTCTGAATATGGGGTAATTCCATTCTTGGGTTCAAATTACGATGATAGTAAAATTTATGTTAGTCAGGATGGTGTATTTAAGACACCAATATTAGGGATATTTTTTGATAGTGATAGAGAAACAAGACAACTAATAACTCCTGGTAAAACACCATATACAACATTTGGTTATCCTAAAACACAGGAAGTACCTTTTTATAGGTGGCAATTAGAATCTACCGATACTATTTTTGGTTATGATGAAAATAATTGGTTAACAAGTAGACCAATACTGACAAGAAAATATCAGGACTTAGATTTTGATACTTCTCCATATTTCCATACTAGTAATGGTGAAAACTTAGGATATATATACAACAGGAACGGACAAGGAAATGTTTCGGCTAATTTCCCACAGAATCAAACACGATATTTTATGGTTGGTGCTCCATATCATTTTTATTTTGGTATTAGCAAAGGAAAATCGGCAATGAATAGATTTATTACAAAATATATTATATAATGGGAAATCAAAATGAAATAATATATATACCTGGTTCTAAAAGATTTAAAGGTAATTCTGATAAGGATGTATTAATTCAAGTCCCATTTGAATCGACCCAAAAGAATTATACACAAGGTGATAGAACTGTTTTATTAAATCTAGCACAAAGATTTGATGATGAAAGACAGTCGAGTAATACTGTAAGAGTCTCTGGTAAAATTTCTAACATTATAAATAATAGTGTTAGTGGTAAAACCACGTATACACCATTTCTTAATGATTTATATTATTTAAATCCTGAACAATCAGTTATAAATAATGTTTGGCAAGGATATCCACAATATAAGGAATTTACATTTATAAGAGAAGAAGGTATAAGTGGACACACAACATACATACCAAAAAGTGCTTCATCATATAATTGGAACATTTATATTTCATATCCATTTAGTAGTGACACCACACAAAAGATTAGATACTATAGTTCTAGATTTAATGTATCTGTAGGTGATACAATAATATCTGACGGCATACCATTTATAATTAGAAATAGATTCTTCAATGGTAAACCGTTAATAAGTTTCTATTGTGCCACTCAACATAATCTAAGTGTTGGTGAATATGTGAAATTAAGTTTTTCTGTTAATGGTAAAGATACATTTCCTGTTTTTTCTTTAGGTGATGAGTATTATGACTCAGAAGAGGTTGTATTTTCAATATATGATGTTGGATATGATAGTTTAGAATTTTTAGATAATAATACGGGAACATTTAAAAGAATTATTGATTTAAAAAATATTGAAGAAACAACATCAAAATATTATGTAAGACTTCATAAATTATTAACCGATGGTGATGAGGTTGATTTAGTAAAAGCTGGTTTTGAAAATACTGCTTTTATTAATAGGAGAAAATTAGAATATAGTGGGCTAACACCAAATAAAGTTGAAAGAATTTCAAATAAACAAGGAGGTCAGGCTTTTACATTTTCTTTTGATAAAGATATTAATATAACAGGATTAAAGGATAATAATTTAAAACCTGTTACTGATTTGTTTGTAACCATTATAAATAAAGGTTATATGGGTTGGTTTAATAAACCATATAACCCAAATACTGATACATCAGGAATTGATATTGGATGGGAGTTTAACTTTAATAGTGTAAATGTTGATGATTGGTGGAATCACTCATCGGTAGAGAATAAAGATAATATTCCTTTTGAAACTTACACCCTACAAGGTAATAATTTCTACTACAATCAATCTCTAAAGGCGGGACATGTAATTAAAGGTGATATATGTGAATGGAATTACTATGAACAAAAAGAAACGGTGTTATCTCCAATATATCATAAGTACAGTTTTAACTCGTCCGTTTTTCAAAATGACAGTACACCTGAATTCCCTTCAGGATATTCTTATAAACCACATTATCAAGTACCAATCAGGGCATTTTCTGATTATGTTGAGACAGGAAACAAAAACGAGGTGACAGGTATACCTGAGTATTCTTATTTTTCTCAGAGTGATAATTTATGGAGATGGAGAGATTTGTATCCGTATGGTTATGTTGACAATGATGGTATTGGGGTAGATAATCCATTTATCAATAATAGTCATTATCCTTTTAAGAGTATTATTTTCCTACAAACACCAATACTAAGAAATACGAGTGGTATTTATTACCAAGAAATAAACGACCCAATAATTGACGACTGTGAATAATCATTATAGAGTAACCATATCGCCAAACACCCAACAAATTAATATCCCAATCCAAATTGATTTTGATAATTTAGGTAAGGAACAAGGGTTTGTTGAGTTTGAAGATTATGCTTTAAATCAAGTTATTAATCCTGTCCAAGATTTTGAAGTTACAAGATTCCCACACTCTTTTTGGGACGATTCAACAACAGAAACTAGTATAAAATATAACTTTTATTTTTATTCTGGTAATACTGCAAATGTAGGTTCAACAACAAATTGTAATAATTGGGGTACTTCATACAAAAATTTAGGATTTACTTCAGAAGAAATATATTATTATGTTAATTCATTTAAAAATAGTTTCTTTAAGTTGGATTTTTATGATACAAAATCATCCGAGAGTCAAAAAAATTATTTTACAGTAATTATACCAACACAACAGGGAAAATTTGAAACATCATCGATAGGAAATTCTGTTAATCCACCTATAGTTAATATAAGAAAACCAGAGTACTCTTTAGATTATGTTGGAGATAAAGAGGGGTTTTATTTGTATTGGTTAAAAAATACCGATTATTTAGATTTGAATGAATTTTATATGAGTGCTAAATTTTTTGACGCAAAAAATGGAGACTTTATAAGATTAACTAATCAATGCCAAGGTACATTTACAAATAAGTTTACGTTTAATAAAGATGATAAATTCTACTATAAATGTATTTTAGATTATTCGACATACGAATATAAAATTTATTTTGAAGACCCTCAGGGTAACTTAAGTAGGGTTGGGACTACATCTAATCCCATAAATTGGTATCAATATGTTAACCCATGATAGAGAATGAAAACATATATATTAGAATTTCACCTGAAGTTTTAAGTACTGATATAGTATCTGAAACACTTAGTGGTAATACTTTTGGGGTCTATTCAGGAATGTCTGAAATCTTAAGTGGTGGTACTAATGGTGATAGTTTACTTACAGGATTGACTATACCTATTTTATTGACAGAAACTTTCAATGATTTAGGGTATTATTCACCATTTGATGGGCTTGCCTTACAATATAACGTTATTACTAACTTTTTATTCTCAGCTGAAACTGCAAACAAATATAATATAACACTTTATAATACATCGGATGAATTTTTTGGGGTAAACCAATTCTCAACATATCAAGTAGATTGGGGAGATAATAGTGCGGTGGATACTATGTCATTAAGTAGTATAACACACAACTATCAAAATATTAGTGGGTCGTATGATATTAAATTAACACAAACAAACCCTTTTGGTACTATTAATATTGTTAAACCAATTACGTTACCTCTAACAGGGGTCACTATTGATAATTTAAATGGTAATATAACATTTAGTTCTGATGGAGGTAATTGGTCAGGTACACCATCCAATTATAATTATATTTTTAGTGGGGATTCGTCAAATACCGTTGCAGACCAAGTAACATCACATTTTATTAGTGTACCTTATATTGTAAGTGGGTTTACTAAATCTATGTTAACTAATCTAAAAAATTACGGAAAAACTCCGTATGACCCTGCGGTGACAATATATAAGGAAAATGAAGAATATGGTAGAGTTTTAACCATAGACCCGACATATACATCCTATACGATAAACGGTATTACATATTATGATTATCCAAACGGAAGAACATTATTCATTTTTGAATCATCAGGATTTACGGAAAACGACTTAGTTGCGGTACCATTAACAAAAGAAGAAAATTTATTAGACGTTGCCATGCAACCGGAAATTCAATCACAAATATTTATTGAAAGAGGTAAGAATTCAGCGTTTGAAGGATTACAGAGACTTGGAGAAGTCGATAACATCGGAGACCTTGTCCGTTATGGGTATGGTTTCTACAAAATAAACGAACAATAAAATGGCGTTAGGAACATACGGAACAACAAGACCAGCAGACATGTCACCTGAAGATGTGGAGATTATTCTTAATTATACACCTTCAAGAGACGTAACAGAGAATTTTATTTTAAAGAAATTAGATGCCGCGAGTATTTTAAAACCATATTTTCACAATTCAGATACAGGTGGAAATGCGGGTGTAGAAATATTGGGTGGTTTGTACAATTTAAAACTACCATCATCTGAATTTAATCAACTAGGAATTTATACATTATACCTTAGACCCGCAGAGATTAGAACATCAATCACCGATTGTGGTGTTTTATCTTCTTTGCCGAATGTTAAAGGTATTATAATAGATTTAAATAATGTGCCACAGAGTTATCGAAATAGATTTGTAAATCAGGGTCTTGTTGGATTTAGAATAGAATATTTAAATTCAGATGGTACAAAAGTTCCTAACTTTTATAGAATTATTACATCATCATTCTTTTGTGAGCCTGTTGTTACTAATTTAGTTAACAGTTCACAAAAATCTATTAGATATAGATATGTGGATAGTGGTAGTGATTTATTATTTTGTACAGTTTCACCAACGAGTGCTCCTACAAACAAACCATCGGCTACACCATACATAGGTCAACCAAATCAAAACATAATTGTAACAAACACATTTTTTAATCCAATAAGTATTGATATTCAAGTTGCAAACTATGACTTGGATACTCTTGGAATTGCTCTTTACGGTAACCAAACTAAGAGTATTGAAGATGGTATCTACACAATCTATGATACTCAGAACAATATCTATAAACAATACAACTTATTTGAGGTTAGAGATGACTTTAATAACTTGTTGTTTGAAGTTCGTCAAGATAGAGGTGATAATATTGATTTTAGTAAAAACTTTACAAACGTAATTAGTTAATGGCAAGTAATAAGTACAGATATCCTCCCGCACCTGGAAACGGTAGTGGAACTTTTTCCGACAACATTGTAGGTTTACAAACTGTTGATGGGGGAGGACTGACTCAAGGAAACTTTGAGTTCAGTACTTCTGTGTTTGAAAAAGTTAATAGAAACTTTAATACTGGTACGTTTTCACAACCAATAAGTCTTAATGATTTAAATGTTGGTAATTTATTAGAATCAAGAATACTTGCGGCAAAAAATTATAGAGTATACCCAAATTATGATATTAGTCAGGTTACTAATTTTACTTTATATGGTTCTTTAAGAAAAAGGTTTGATGCATCCGTAACTAAAATTATTAATTATTTTCCTGCTGCAATTCAAATAAATCAAACATCTAATGACTATACAACTGCAAATACTGCAAATAATATAAGTTATGATATAACTGAAAATTTAACAACATTTGATGTTGATGTTACTCGTATATATAATCCATTTGACATTGATTATTCCGAAAATTCTACACGTAATATTTCAGTCAGACCACTTGCGGTTAGTCCATTGAGAAATCTTACTGTTGAGTATGGTAGGTATTCAGTATATGTAAACAATTTAGATACTGAGTATTTGGTGTATGATTTCACACCGTCACCAAAATTATCTGCAGGGACTATGACTTTTGTGGTTATAGGTAACCCATTTTCGGGTAGTAGTTCATCAACTAACACTATTGTTATTAAACCAAATAATCTTGAAACCGAAAAAGCATTTCAAGACCCGTTCGATGAGGTTGAAGATTTTCTATTAAACAGATTAATAAACCCAAAGTATACTGCCGACTTTAAAGTGCCGGTTGCAGATGACAATGGAAGATATCAAATACTTACTAAATCAGTAACATGGAATACCGATGGATTATGGAATTTGGATATTAGAACAAATAAGTTTGATAATTACTTAACACAACTTAATTCTATTGCAGAAAATCTTGATGAATTTAAAACTAATTTAATTAGTCGTTTTTTAACTACCGCGGCATTCCATGAGTTTGATACTGAAGACCAAAAAGTAGAAAAAGTATTACAACTCTATGGTAGAAGTTTTGACGAAACAAAAAAGTTTATTGATGCGTTAGCATATATGACTTCAGTGAACTATACGCCTAATAATGATATACCTTCACAACTTTTATTTAATTTGGCTCAAACATTAGGTTGGAATCCAAATATATCACCAATAACTAATGATGGTTTCTTAGATTCAATTTTTGGTACATCAAATAAAACAAAATATTCTGGTCAGGATAGAGAAAAAACACCAAATGAAATAAATTATCAGTATTATCAAAATCTAATACTTAATTCTGCATATCTATTCAAATCTAAAGGTACTCGAAAATCGGTTGAATGGGTAATGAGAGCTATTGGTGCACCGGATGCGTTAGTAGAATTTAATGAAATAATTTATTTGGCTGATGGACCAATAAATGTAAATCAATTTGATACACAATACGCCAATCTTTCGGGTGGTACATATGCAGATGTAATACCAACACTTGATAGTAATATTACATTTAAAATTAAAGGAACAGTTTACACTGGGTTTACTACGGATTCTTCAGTTACAAGTATTAGTGTGAATAGAAATACATACCCTATGGATTCTGATGGTTATCCATTAGCACCGACAAATACGTCTACATTCTTTTTTGAACAAGGTTCAGGTTGGTATGAAAGTACTCCAGAACATAGGTCACAAGAAGTTAATCGAGTTAATGCCACAAAATACACAGGCTCAAATCCAAATAATCAAACTATCTTGGAGCCATACACTTACGGACAAAAATATTTTGATAGATTTAGGTATTTCCCATATATGACCTTAGGTTATGGTTTAACTAAGACTTTT